GCTAATGCCCTGACTGAGGTTTGATATTGGCGCCTTCTTCAACGCGCTAACACCCATTGCCGCAACGGAGTCACGGACAAGGTTGTTTACCTTGAACGTAGGCGACAGGGTAACTCCGAACTGCAGGATGTTCTTGAAGTTGCGGGCTACATCAAGGAACTTACTCTTCGGGCCAAGGTAGCCAATAGAACTGATGGCTTCCATGAGAAGAGGTTCAGTCACCTTAAAGTACATGACTTGACCGTCCTTGACGATCTTTGCCATGCCAGCTTCCTTCTTAGTAAGGTCAGGGCTAAGCTCGCCTTCCTTATAAAGAACCTTACCGTCCTTGTCCTTTTTCTCAGGAACAAGTTCTCCGCTCTTGATGGAATAAACCTTGCCATCTTTCCACTCCAGCCCAGGCTCAAGATTAGGAACGGCAGCGTTCTGTTTCATCGCCGCTTCAAGCGTAGTCGTTGCGGCTTGGTTCTTCATCGAAGCGGAAAGGATGTGACTCCAGTTCCGCAGGACGTTTTCCATCAGGTCGCCAAACGGAGCTTCGCCACCCTTCAGTTCCTTGGAGAACTCTTGACTCGTCAGGCCCGATGACGTTTGAACATCCTCCAAGTCACCGTTCTCCATCCTCCGGTAGAAGGGGATGTAGTAAACATTAGAGCTGAAGTTCTTGTAGCCCTCTTCATTGATCAGCCCATTCTGTAGGGCAACATCAAGAACGGACTTATTCAGCGCATTCATTTCCTTTGCGACTGCTTCGTACACATCGATACGCGGCTTGCCGTTCAGCTCACCGGCTGCAAATTGCGCCCGGTTAGCAACGAGCTTATCCATATTCTGGATTTTGCTGCGCTTCTTTTCTGGCAGTTTGAATTCACGGTTGAGCGCAACCCACATCAGGTAGCTATCGAGTTCCTTGCCAACGGGCTCAAGAACTTTAAGCATCCCCTTTGTGTTTGCTCTAATGTTCAAAGCGCCGCCATCGTTAAACACATGGCCGTGCAGCATCAGCCCTTCCAGTGCCCCATCAATGGACTTGGAAATGCGGGCCTGCATATAAGCAACAGGGCTGTAATCCTTGATGGTGCGGTACTGGTCAGCAACACCTTGAGCAACACGCTGCCAGAACTTATCCTTCATCCCGTCGATACGGTCTAGGACCGTCTTGTTCTGCGGGAAGAAGATAGGCTGCGTCATTGCACGCAAGTTTTCAGGGATGTGATCAAGGCCAGTGGTGGGAACCTTTTGCTTTTGCAGGAGCTGCTGGGCTTTGGCGGTGGCTTTCTCTGCAATCCCCTTTGCCTCGCTAAGCATTTGCTGGGAAAAGTCATCATCAGTAGAAATAACATCCGTACTGATGGCTACTTTATCTAGATACTGTGCAAATGTTTCGTTAGGCAGGTAACCAGCATTTTTAATCTTTGCATAAAAAGACCTCAACGCCTGAGCCAAGCGGCTAAAGAACTGCTCGACTACACCAACTGGCTTCTCTGAGGTAACCGCCCATCGTGAAACTTGATCAGCGTACCACTCACCAAAACTCTTCCAATACGGGGTAAGTTGGTCGGCAGGCAGTCCCTTTTCAACGCGGGTAGTTTTGCCGCTGGTCTTTGCCCTCAGCGATTGAATCAGTTCACGCGCAGTCTTGCCTTTTTGGGAGGCTAGCCACTTGTCATGCTCAGCGCGAATCTTGTTTTTGGTTTCAGCATCAGCGCTACTAAACACTTCACGCTCATGCATATGCCCAAGTTCGTGAGCAAGCACTTCCAGCATCTTGGTTTTGCTGGTGTTCTTCTTGAACGCAATGTAATAGCTTCCATCGGGAAGCCTGCGGACTACGCCAGCTTCTCTTTCGTCTAGCCCAGCAGAACCAATTGCCCGTTGCGGCCCGGTAAATTTATTCCGGTCGGCGACTGCATCATCAATCGTAGTGACATAAAGGTTTGGCTTAAGCCCAAGCAATTCTTTCCATCCACGAACAATTCCAGCAATCTCTGGACTAATGTTCGTTGATGTTGCAAGCCCGTCAGTAAATTTAATACTTGGCTGCTTATCAAACTTTGCCTTATCTTCAGCCTCCAGCTCTTTCTTGATTTTTATAAGATCAGCTTTTTGCTCAGGCGTAACAAGGTTTTTTGGCACACGACTAGATTCAATTTCTGCCTCATGATAATAAACGCCGTTGCTTATCATGTATGCTGGCTGACCATTTTTTTCACTAAAACCGCGCATCAGCGCAAGATCGCCGTCTTGATAAACAACGGTAGCGCCAAATAGTTTTGCTATTTTGTCTGCCGTTTCCAGTTGCTTCGGAGTTCCTTGGCGGGGCTCGCGCTTAGGCGGCTCCGCAAACAGATCACCCATACCGGTCATCTGTTCTTCAGCGGTTTTGCCAAGCTCAAAGCCCTTCACGGACTCATCTGCGCGGACCTTTTCTTCCTTGGATTGCTGTTCTTTGCGAAGACGCTCTTGTTCAGCAGCCTTTGATTTTTTCTCGGCGGCAGAAGCCTTTTCTTGTTCTTCTTGCTTTCGTGTTACTTCTTCAGGGGTGTAGCTGGCAATCCCCGGCGCAGCTTCTCTAGCCGCACCAGCTTCTTTAGCTTCTCTGGCCCGAGCCCTGCCATCTTCTTCAGCGCTTCTTGCCGCTGCGCGAGCTTTGATTTCATTTGCAACTTCCTCATCGTTAAGGCCCAAGCCACGCCGCAGGCTTTCTGCGTATTCCTCATCGGATTGAATGGCAATTTCGCCGAAGAAATTGATATCGTCATCCGTAAGCACGGTCATATCAATGTCTGATTCGGCAATGATTGCTTCGCGCTCACGTTCCGCTTCAATAATTGACTCTTCGTCCAGCCCTGGATATAGGCCTTCATCTTGAGCTTCTTGAGCAGCAGCCAATTCCTCGGCGTCCATCTGCTCCATTTCAGCCCTGCGGGCAAGCATCTGCTCTGCGCTATCTTCTTCTTTCTCAACTTCCTGCCTGTTAAGGGCGGCATTGATAAGTTGTTTAGCGCGTTCGCCAGCTTCTTTATAGTCAGCGGCAACAGAGCCGGATGGCAAGTAACCTTCATCCTCAAGTGCTTCAGCAATCAGTTGGAAGTCGAGCGTACCGCCAGTTCTAAATAGCTTGCCATCCGGTGTAAGCGGATTTCTATACTGAACAATTGGTTTGCCATTGCGTCCGATCCGAGCTGTCTCAAAGCGAGTGGAAAACTCGCTGATCAATGATGGATCAAGACCGCCAAGCCTTCTATTAACAGCGGCGAGAAGGGTTGAACCCATCACCGTCTTGGGAAACTTCTTACTTGCAACATCTCCGGTTGAAGGTTGCGGTTTCGGCGCAGGCGCGGCAGCTTCTGGAGTAGAAACAACAGGAGCCCCACCCACCGCCGTGCCAGATAGGCCGCTCTGAGGAGCCTGTTTTTGCGACGGGGGTGGAGCAACTGGCTCAGCCTTGGGCGCTGCAATGGTTTGAACAAAATTAGTAATTGCCGGTTTGATTTCGGCGGGCGCGTATCGTTTGGCGTAGCTCTCTAGCTGAGTTACAACTTCAGGATCGTCAATCGGCTTGCCTTCTAACCGCTTCACAATCGCTGCCCCAGGCTTTACGCCAAGGTCGGTCAGCACTTGTGCGGTAATGATGCTAGGCGCTTGTATGGCGGGAGGCGTTTCTACAGCAGGCGCAGCAGAAGAAATTTCAGCGGGCTCAATTGCTGGCGCGACTGCGGGCTCAATATCTTCCGCAACGCTAGGCTCAACGCTAACCGGAGGTTGTGGAACCTCTACAGTCGGCTGTATGGCGGGAGCTTCTTGAACGATTGGCTCTGCAACAGTCGGCTGTTCAATCTGAGCGGGCGGCGCTTCCTCAACTTCCTTTGGCTTAATGGTCGCAAGGAAGCCAAAGATGTTTCCTCTTGTTTGAGGGGGGGCGTAAGGCTGTTTTGCAAACTCAGTCAACTCTTCAACAACCTTCGGGTCGTTTATTTCTAATCCAGCAAGACGCTGAACGATTGGAGCCCTTGGCCTGATGCCAAGGCTAATAAGCATCTCAGGCTTAATCTCAACAGCCTCTTGCCCCATGCCAAGCATCTTTGCGCGGGCTTCTACTTGCTGCTCTTCAGGAAGGCTGGCAATAAAAGTTTCGTACTCTCCCTTCCGAGCAACCGTCCCGTCAGGGAACGAAATCAGCGGATCGGGACTGTAGGTAATTGCAGGAACTTCTGGCGGCTCAGGTGGAATTGTTACCACCGCTGGCGCAGCAGCTTTAGTAGCAACTGGTTCTGGCGCAACAGGTGGAATTGTTTCCACTTCAGGCTTGGCTACTTCAGGAGCGCCACCACCAACGGTTGCACCCAGTCCGCCACCAGCAATTGCTTCAAGGGTGGACGCGCTTGCAACGCCCCGGAATGTAGGTACATCAAAGCCCTCCCGTTGAAGGGCAATGTTTTGGGCAACTTGTTCTTGACCGGCCTGCACTGCTTCGGGAACTGCTTCAAGCAATCCAGCCTCGGCCCGTCTACGCAGAGCGCCCTTAACAGCTTGTTCGCCTGCTGTTTCTGCAGCCTCTTCAACTCCGGCCTTGCCAAGAATGTTGCGGGCAAGGATACCAGCGGCACCTTTTTCCAGCGGACCAACAGCAGCAACCCCACCAAGGGCCGTACCCAAAAGAATCTGGTCAAGGTTCTTGCCGCCATATGACTGAGCAAGTTGAGCCTTTTGTTCTGCCTCCGGCTCAGCGGCCCCAGCTTCAATGAGAGCTTTCTTTGTCTCTTCGTAGATAGAGCCCTTGACTACACCAGCACCCATGCCAGCGCCAAGCAATGCGCCGACACCAGTACCTACAACAGCGGGAGCACCAAGTACCGTAGCCCCAAGACTTGCAGCAACTACAGGCGCAGCAGTGCCCAAGGCGCTAGACAAGGTGTCAACAGGCGCAATGGTGAACGCCTTGATACCAGCCTTGACTTGATCAAGAACACCCTTGTCCTCAGCCTCTTTCATGATCCGTGCAATTTCTTGCTGATCATTCTTGGCTTGAGCTGACATCAACCCAGCAAGATAAGTCTCTGCTGACCTGATGGTGTTAGATGTTTCGGACCCAGCGCCGAATACATCAGCCAGCATTCGGACGCCTTGGACTGCGCCCTTGGCCACGCCTAGCGGTACGTCAGCAACTTGACGGAAGGCGCTCTGTTGCTCAGGCGGCTTTGGAGCTTCTTCAAGCTCAAACCCTGGTGGAAGACTGATGCCCGTAGAGGGCTCTTCAAGAACAAATCCAGCAGGTAGTGCCATGATTTACTGCGCCGGTTTCCACGTTTGACCACCGTCCGTAGACATAATGCGTTCACCAGTCTTCGGGTTGCTGGCATATTTCACCGAAGCCCCAGTAGGGCCGGTTGAACTGATGCCAGACATTGTAGCCAACCTTGCGGTGACCTGATCCAACATTCCTTGAAGTTGAGCCCTTCGGTCTGCTGGAAGCGTGAGGTTTTCAAGTTGGCTAGTCAAATTAGTTTGCAACTTTGCAAGTTCAGCCAAGTCCTGTTTGTCTGTTGCTGCAGGATTAAGCCGTGCCTCAGCCTGAATCCTCGCAATCTGAAGTTGAGTCGCCCTGTTACGAGCCTCTTTATCTTCTGCTGCAACTTCGCCACGGCGACCAGTGGTAAGCGTTTGCTGTGCAGTAAACAGAGCTTGCTTAATAGCCTCAGCCTTCTCGCGCTCGGCCTTGGCGGTTGCCATATCGCCTTCAAGCTCAGCGTACTCAGCGCGTTGAATGGCTTCACGAATTGCATTGTTAGCGACAGTGACTGCTCGCTTCTTATCAAGCCCTTCGATGTCAGCAACCCGACCGGCCTCCTCAGCCTTCATGATTCCACGGGCAGACCCAGCAAAAAGCTGACCAAGGTTCATTGCACCCGGCGCAAGCAAACCTTCCAGCATCCCGGCTTGCAGCCTAGGAGCTTTCTGTGCAGCCATCATTGCTTGACGCTCTGCATCAATTGCCTCAATACCACTTAGTTGTTGTTTAGCCAATTGACTTGGGTCTTCGGGCAATCCTCTAGCACGACGAGCGGCAAGCTCTTCTTGAAGGATTTGATCAATAGACCTTGGGGCTTGAATGCCTTTACGCTGCTCTTCAATGGCTTTCAACTGATCGCGGTACATAGACTCTGCTCCGCCCATATTTTGGCGAGGCGCAACCCCAGCAATGCCAACTCCCTCTGGTCGAATAACAGGAGGGCGTTCTGCGGCACGCTCCGGTTGAGAGGGAGGGGCTGAAGGTGCTGGCTCGCTTTGTGTTGCCTTTTCTGCGTTGATTAAGTCAAGATTTTGAAACAACTTGGCTTCATCTGATGCTTCTGTTCGTTTTGTCAGCGGATCAAAAGTGGTCCCGCGCACAAGCCTTTTCCCGCCGACGCGCATGGCTTCAATGAGCTTTTCAATGACATCAAGCGGCAATCTGTTTAACCTTTCTCTTTCTTCGCTTTCACCGGGAGAATAGTAAGGAATGCCGGAAACGCCACCAAAGTTAACCTCACTACCATTCGGCCCTGCATACCCAATGATGCCGCCGTCAGCATATTCATAATCATCAATAGGCAGGGAAGCGATACCGCCTTCAGCCATCATGGGAGGTTGAGGTTGCGCTTGCGCCAGCATCTGAGCGTTCTGCTGCTCTTGCATATTTTGGGCAACGCTAGGTGCTGCTTGCTGAGCTTGTTGCAGAAGATCAGGCAGACCTTGTTGCGGAGGGCCTTGCGGCGGCATCCCCGGTGGCATTCCTTGCGGAGCGCCGGGGGGCATTTCCTGAGGAGGGACTCCAGCTTTAGCCATCACGCTATCAGCGACGGTCCGTCCCCCTTGAGGAGTTACCCTCTTGGCAACCTGCATCAAGCTAAGGAGGGCGGGATCAAATTGAGTTTGTTGATACATTACCAATCCTTAGGTAGCGCCAAAAATATCGCCGTACATACCCTCGAAATACTTCTTAAGTTCCGGGTACGATTTAGCCAGACCCGCAAGCCCTTGAATCATTTCGGTGCTGAGCGTAGGAGCAGGAGCTGCAGGGCCTTGCTCAATTGGAAGTCCAGTCAAAAGACTTTGTTTGTACTGCTGCATCTTGAGGTCGTAAGCTCGTTGCTCATTAAACTGAGCCATGTCAGCAGCAACCTTTTCCTTCTCAATATCACGCTGAGTAGCGCCCGCAGAAAGCTGGGCACTAAGACCAGCAAGGCCGACTTGAGACTCTAGAGCAGCCAAGTTGCCAACATCTTTTTGCGCTCCAGCTTGAGCAGAAAGGGCGTCGAGCCCGTACCTCGCACCAAACTGTTTAGATGCCTCTGTCTCACGTTGACTCGCAAGGCCGTATTGAGCAGCCTGCTCTGCCGCAGACATTTGTTGGCCGTAGCCATACTGCTTAGACCGTTCGGCTTCTTGTTGCGCTGCCAAGCCGTATTGAGCTTTTGCTTGTTCAGTAGCAAGAGCTTGTTGGGCTTGGAATTGTTTGGAAGCCTCAGCAGCTCGCGCCGCTTCTGATCCATATTGAGCAGAGGTTTGTGCGGCAGAAAGTTTTTGTTGAGCACCAAACTGTTTAGACGCCTCGGCAGCTTGTTGTGCAGACAAGCCATATTGGGCGCTAAGTTGTTCGGCCTCAGCCTTTCTCTGTGCTGCAAACTGCCGCTCTTGAGCGGTCTGTTGTTGAGCCTGAAGGCCGTATTGAGCGGCGGTCTGTGCCCCAGTCATTGCCTGTCCAGCACCAAACTGACGAGATGCTTCCGCAGCTTTACGGGCATCTAGCAGCATTTGCAAACCCTGCATCCCTTGGGTAGCGCCAAATTGACGGGACTCTTCCCCCATCTGTTGAGCAGTGGTGCCGTACTGAGCAGCAAGCTGCGCGGCAGTCATGCCCTGTTGAGCGCCAAACTGACGAGATGCCTCACCAGCTCTTTGCGCTTCCATGCTGGCTTGAGACTCAGCAAGACGTTGCGCTTGAGCCCGGTCATATGCGCTTTGTAAGCCCTTGGCTTGGATGTCGCCGATCTGAGTTTGCAGATTACGAGCGCCTTCCGCTTCCATAATTGCCTGTCGGCTACCTCCATATCCACCCGCCTGAGCCAGTCGTGAGGCTGCAGCAATGCGGTCAATCTCAGACTGCCTGCGTGCTTCTCTAGCTTCAATGCCGGTAACGCCTTGCAGATAGGGCGTCATGTACTCTTCAACAGACTTAACCCCTCCAAGACCAGTTGCGTATTGCCTCTCTCGATATGCTTCCGGTCCTTGGAATTGATTTGCGAACTGACCAGCTTGATATGCTTGTGGGGCAATACCAGTCGTAAAGTCTACGCCTTGGTATGCGCCCGGGGCATTAAACCCGGAGGTTGCCGTAGTGGGGGTATATGCGCCTGTGCCGGTATATTGGTTGGCAAACTGACTGGCTTGATATGCGCCGGGGTCTTGAAACTGGTTTGTAAACTGGTTAGCTTGAAAAGCGGTCGGCGCTTGAAACTGCGTTCCAAATTGGCTGGTCTGATATTGCGGTGGAGCAGAATACTGACTCCCAAAGGTTGTACCGGTATACCCAAGGTCACCCATTTTAGTGGCAATCTTGCCAATTTCCGTACCGGCAGTACCTATGCCTGTTGGGGTCGCGTAATTATCGTATCCAGTAAATGCTTTCTTTTGCAGGTCCGACTGACCAGCGGCGATGGTTCCTGTATACGCCTCATAAGGCTTGTTTGCCTGAGCAAAGCCTTTGGAAACGTAGTCTTCTACGTAAGGGGTAGCCCACGCAGCCATGTTGGTGTTGATTGGCGTGCCCGCAACAGGAGTAGTAGCCCCGCCCTCAACAAATGCAACAGCTCCACCATTGGCATAACCGGCAATCCCACCCGGGGCGTACTTATCCGGTTTGATTTGCTTACCTTGCTTCTTGGTGCCAGTTCGCGCTTGACGAACACGGTCCATCATGGCGTACAGAACTTTGGCCCCCTTCTTGGGGTCACCTTTTCCGAGCGCAGCAACTTTTTCAGGGGACACAATCGCTTCCTCATTGGCAACCTTGGCAGGCTGCTGACCTTCAATGGTTGTATCAATCGAGTCGCTCATGCCGTCGCCTTTACCCTTGATCGGGGTAGCGCCCAGCTTGTTAGCTAGAAACTCAAGACCGGCTTCGCTGCTGCCATTGCCGAAGTGAGACACAACATCAGCAGGGATGACAAACGCACCATCACGCAGGCCGCCAGCGGCTAGGCCCATGATCCCGCCTTGAGCCGCCTTTGGAGCGTAAGTGGTCGGTGTAAAGCGTTGTTGGCCCATAGCGGCTTGCCCCGGGGCAGAAGGCGCCTGTGCAATTTGACTGCGTGTTGCCGTCAGCATGGGCGTTGTCCACTTACCTGCGGGAACAACAGATGCTTGACGGGCTTTGCGACCAGCAAGGATGTCTTTAATGGTCCATCCTGCAGCGAGCATCTTTGCGATGTCTTCTTTCTTGAGGTTGCCAAGAAACTTTGATAGCGTACTTGCAATCCCGCTACTTCCGCCGCCATCACCACTAAATGCGCTTGGGTTATAGAAGCCACTACCAACGGAACTTGCTTGGTAATAGTCTCTTTCACCAGTTACTGGGTCATAAGTAAAACTTGTACCTTGCCCTGTACCTTGACTGGGATCGTATGGAGTATTTGCGTAACGATCAGCAGGGTTATAAGTAGCGCCCGTGCCGCCAGATGTGTCGATATCTTCCCCGGTTGTAGGGTCAAAATAAACAACATTCCCGTCTTCATCGGTGTAAAAGCTACTCATTTTCAACTCCGGTTGCTCAGCATTTGCACCAGTTGCGCGTATTGATCCTGCGCGTACTGACCCCGCTGACTAGATGCTCTTGGGCTTGTGGCCGTAAATAGTTCGCTTACATCAAATTGCCTACCCGGATCATACAGTCTTTGTACATACGGAGCTTCTTCTTCCTGCTGCGCCAGCATAGCTAGTAACCAGCTCATATCCTCATCCGCCATACGAGGCGCTGGGGCTGGGCTTGGTGCTGGGCTTGGTGCGGCAGGAGCCGGTGCGGCAGGTGCTGGAGCCGGTGCGGCGGGCGCTGGGGCGGCAATGGCGGGGGGCGCAACCGCAGGAGGCGGCATATAAATCGCTCGCTCTTCCGGCGTCATTTCTTCAATCGGCTCTTCTGCCGGGAGTCTTTCGCCGGAAACTTCAACTCTTGGGATACTAACTACGGGCGCATTGCTTGGTGGGGATGGCTGGTCTATAACATCCTGCAAGTCATAGTTGTCGTAATCACCAAGGTATTTTTGAACAACATCTACCTTTGGCAACTCATCCGCAGGAGGAGGCGCAGCAAGAACCGGAGCAGGAGCTGGGCCTACGATATCCTGAAGGTCGTAGCTATCAAAATCGTTATCGTACTTGCCCGTAGTCAACACCTTCTCAAGCTCAACATCGGGGAAAGAGCCTTCTTCCAAATCCGCAGGGCTGTACCCGCCCGTTAAAGTGGTTTTTGTGTCGGGCTTGAGGATGTCCTGAAGACTTTGCGCCCCGCCCCGAATACCGCCACCAACCAACCCTTCCAATATATCCCCGCCGCGCACGCCAGAAGTAACTGCCCCCTTTGTGGCTCCAGTAACTACGTCGTAGATGGTGCCATTAACATCGTCAGGTAATAGCTTTCCAACTTCCGCGCCAGCCGCAGAGCCAATAAGCCCGCTTCCGGCACCAACAAGCGCATCGCCAACATCTTGTCCACGAATAATGTTGCCGACCGCACGGCCGCCAGCACTAGCCAAGCCAGTATCAATTGCTTTAATGCCAGTTAAATCTTTGGGAGTGACATCTTTTAGCAAGGAAGTTATGCCAGATGTGGCTCCGCCAGCAAGTGCGCCTGTAGCGACATCCTTCAGGTTAAGGTTTCCTGAGGCAATCCCCTTAACGGCAGATTGAGTAGCGCCTTGAGCCGCTCCTCCCAATACAGTTTGTGATCCTCCTGCTAGATCGCCAGCATATCCGCCCAGTTTCCCGCCAAGATAAGATGCTCCACCAGACTTAATAATGTCGCCAATATTTCCGCCTTGAATAGCTGTTACCGCCCCGGAGGCAATTGCACCAAGAGCCGGGTTAACAAAGCTCAAAGCTACTGGCAGTATCTTACCAACGAATCCAAGATTGGTAGAACTACTGCGCCACTGCGGGTAGAAGACCGGATTGCCATTGGCATCAACCGTATATTTGTAGTCTGTTTGTCCTGAACCTAAAGCGCTGTAGCCAAACCGATCTTTTCGGTCAGTGTATTTATTTTCAAACGGCTTGCCTGTAACGCTGTTAACCAGCTTGCCATCCACTACTTTAAGTTGCGACAAATCGGTAATCCCGCCCGCTTCAAGTAGACGCGCCATCTCGGCAGCATTTCCAGCAGCATTTTGGGCTTTGCCTTTGTAGTTCACCCCGTACTGACTACCTTGAGCCAGTAGTTGGTCACGTAGATTCAATCGTGTTTTGAACTGCGGATCTAGTGCGGCAGTGTATGCATCACTTGGTTTAACCGCCCCTTCGCCACGAAGGTAGGCATTTTGTAATTCTTCGCGGCTGGTGGTGGAGTATGTTGGGGTTCCGCCCAACCCACCAGAAAACCCAATTAGCTGTCCCGGAGTTTCTGCAACAGCAATATCCCAAGGATTCGCTTTATCTCCATATAGGCGTTTGTATTCGGAAATATCTTTAGCAGAATCATAAGCGCTGTATTGTGGGGACCAGAAATCGCCCCCAACTTGTTCTGGCTTAAACGCTGCTTCCTTCTGTTTAAGATAGTCTTGAATCGTAGGCATTACCGCAGGAGCGGCTGGCGCAGCAACAGGCGGGGGAGGAGGTGGAGGAGCTATTGCCGCTTGAATGGCTTGGGTCGTGGCGGGTGCCGCAGGCGCATACTTGGCAGCAAGGCTCGCCAACATTGCCGGATCGAACTTAGGGATGACCGGAGCGGGCGCAGCTACAGGGGCGGGCGCAGCTACAGCAGGAGGAGCGGTATAGGGGGAAGCAAGACTTTCTCTAGCCACATCCTGCTGTGTAAGCCCGTACTTCGCAAGATCAATATTGATCGGTTTCGCGGAATATTCCGTAGGAATACCAGCGGGTGTGGGGGCGGGTGCAACTACCGGAGGAGGCGCGACAACCGCAGGCGCAGCAGGTTTCGCTGCAAGACTGGCTAACCCGGCGAGGTTTAGCCCCGCAAAATTAAACGGGGCTACGGGTGCGGCAACAGGTGCGGCAATAACAGGAGGGGGCGCAACGGGCGTAGTTATCCTAGACCCACGGTACGCAGGCTCTCGTTCTTCTGTAACGCCTTTTGCTCTTGAGATTGCCATGATTAAATCGTCAGGTCGTAGAAGGTAAACGTGCCAAACGCATCGCCGGTAGTGGCTCCAGATACGGTACGAATCTGCACAGTGTAAACGTCGCTAACCCCTGCAATGGATGCCCCAAGCTGCAAGTCCCATTTGTATCCGGGGGGATCAGCCAGCACGTTGGAGCCGCCACTGCCGCTGGCAGTCGTGTAGTTGTTGTACACAAGCGTTCCGCCTGATACCGCTGTAGAGCTTACGTCGTACTGAACATTTGGGTCCGAAGGCACGGACACCCACGAAGCGCCGGTAAGGGTTGGGTTCTTAACCAACGCCACTTCATAGTTCTGGCTGGTCGTGGGCAGAACTTCAATCTTGTTCGGCAACACCACCGCACCCAGCGCAGCAGAATTCAAGCGGATTGACACCAGCGGCAGGAATGTATTGCCGATAGTCGATAGGACTGCTGTTCTTCGGGCGAGGTGGTCAACCGTAGTTTGCTGATAACCCCCCATGTTAATGACGGAAGAACATACTTGCTTCATCGCAGACGATGAGCCGGTAATGCCTGTGTTCGTGATTTCGTAGCGTACCGGCAGGATGGCGGTTTGCATATAAACAGCCGTCTGCGTGTTGTCGTTGTGAAAAATGTGGCAAATCTGAGGACTTCCGTCTACATAAAACCCGCAGCGCACATCGCCCGTTCCAAGCCACTCAAAGTCCATGTACAGGATTTGGTTCTTGGTCAGGTCAAGCACTCGACCGCTTGGGCCTGTGCCGTCCATCTTGTCTACGTTCCAGTCGGCTTGATTTACCGTTCGGATATCGCTTGGCGTGCCGGGGGTGGGCAGTGAGCTTGAGCGCAGAACAAAAGAAACAGTGGTTCCACTTTGCTGCAAAAAAGCGCCGTTTCCCGTGTTGAAGTACCCAACGCGTTGCCGAAGGTTCGTCTTCGCCGTTGCCATCACGAAGGTAGCAAGGAACGTCAACCCCTTCCCGGGCTGATACGGCATGGTTCGGAATGACTGCCTGACAACCTGATCCCCGCTGGCGGTGCCGACATTTAGCTGTACGGAAGATTCATTGGGCAGATACGTTGTAGTGCCCCCGCCAGTTAGCCCGGTATCAAACTGATCGTCTGCGGCGTAGCGGTTTTGACTGTCAAACAACGTATAGGGCTGCGTGGTAACCAGCCGACCAAAAGCATCTAGCGCATTGATCGGGAACGTAATCGGTACCGCAGTAGTTCCGCTCACAAGCTGCCCCAAGAGTTGGTCGAGTTGGTTGAAGTAAAGCCGCAGGACACTATTGAACTTGTCAAAATATTTCTGGTCGAATTCCTGCGGCGGGTTCGGCAGCGACGGGGCGGTGAACCGCTTGATGAGCGTTGTTAGGACAGACATTATTGCACCGATCCCCAGTGCAAAAGCTCAAGTTCTTTTCGGTCGGAGGCCGCTTCAGAAAGAGTACCACGAACTGGGGCGTAGTATCTTTTTCTATTTGCTGTTATTGATGCCATCCATTTGCCAGCATAAACCATAATAACACCAGTTACACCGGCTTTATTGGATTTTGGTGTGCGAATATTCCGCGCTTGGATTTGTAGGGAGGCCCAGCGACAGTTATTTGGCTCATAATTTCCGTATGTATTAATACGGTCAAGTGTCTCTTCGCCGCTTGGCTCTCCCATATCGGCGGCAAAGCTGGCGTAATCATGCCAACGCTCATCCACAGTAACGCCTTTGCCACCATAGCGCAAATAGTCTTTATCTTGAGTCTTATAACAACGTCGCATCATGGCGCGCCAAGTGTTGTAAGAGCCTTTGTTAGTTCCGCCATGCTTTGTAACGCGCTCTAAAAAATAACAACCGCATGACATAGTGTTGCCATTTGCAAGGCTACCAGATGGGACCACAACTTCATTGCCGCATTCACACGCACAACGCCAAACAACTTTTTTGTTTTGGTCTGTTCCGGCGCGATCAAGCACCCGCAAACGCCCAAACACTTGCCCAACTCGATCAACAAAACGTCCCATGACAGACTCCAAAATGAAGAAGTCTGTATTGTACATCTTGCTGTGTACCTTGTACATCTATCTACGTCCATCAGGCTTGATATCAATTCGTGGTGCGCCTAGCTGCCACGCAACGCCCAGCTCTGTAGACTCCACGCGCATAGCCATCTGCCGACCACGAACCCGGATGTTTACTTGCCCCGTGAATTGCTCCACTGGGACGGTAGCGCTGCGAGTCACCATGCCACTGCTAGACCCGGCAACAGACTGAGGGTTGTTGTACCCGGAGCCTGAGTTCTGCAAGGGCAGCAGCGTGAAGAGCGCCTGCGGAGCAGCGGCGGTAGAGCCCCGGAAGGTAATGTCAGGCAGCACACGCCAGACGAACCCGAAGTTATGCCCGTCCTCAATGTCGAACTCAGACGTTGTGATGTACGCTTCGATAGGGACGCCAACCCCGCTGGCACCGTCATCAACCCCGACCTCTTGGTACAGAAGCTGATTGTTATAGGCACTGATCGGATAATTGCTAACAACGCTTGCGTCAATCCACGAGGTACGGGTCATGTTGCCGTAGTACCAAATCTTCTCAAGGTAGTTATAAACAACGTACCTATCGCAAGTTGTGCTGCCTGATGACGGATAAAACCACCAGACCTCGTTGAAACGCTCAACGGTCGAAGCAAAGACTTGATCAACTTGATCAAGGTTGAAGTCCCCAAATACGTATTGCCGCAAGGTGCAGGGGAGCGTTTGAACTCGCCCATCATAGACGTAGAACTTTTCTTCGCCCATCCAGTAAGTAACCCCCGCAGCCGTTGCCATAGCACGGTCATTCAGGATAGTGACGTTATCTGCAAGAAGCTGTGAGCCCCACACAACAGGCGGGCCGAGGTATTGGAGAGAGTAGAGCGAGGTGTCAGTCCAGACAAGAATTTCCTGCCGCACCTGAGCGTAGCCGAGAATCTCTGAGCCGTGCGACAGCCGGATGCTGCCCGCTTGGTTGGTAGCCGTAGGCGTCCAGCTCACAACGCTTTCTTGATCCGACCACCGAATCAGCATGGGGTCAATCTCTATGCTGCCGTAATCGTTCGTCCCCATCGCCAGCACAAAGCGGGAGGTATCCGAGACAACAAGAATGTTCTGGTAGATAGGAACGTCAGACGCTCCGGGGAGCGAAGTCACCGCAATACCCCGAGCGTTAAGCCCAGAGGCTACGTCCCAGTAATAGATACCGCCACCCTTCGGGCCAAAGACCAAATCCTCGCCGAAGTTCTGGTTGTTCCAGATGCGGATAGTCTCGATTGTCGTAGAGCCAACACCCCAAGGCCCAAGCCCCCATGCGCCACCGCCCCAACCGGAGAGAGGCACTTGAATGGCGTTGCCTACATTTAGCTGGTATGCGGCAGTGACAGTACCACCGCCCGGGGAGCCCGCAGCGTCCGTTGCATTGGCCGTAGCAGAAGCTGTGATCGTGTAGGAATCGTCGTTAATGACGGTGACTTGGTACTCGGCGTTCAGGACCGTAGCGGTAATGTTTCCACCCAGACCGGTAGCACCAGAGAAAGTGACGAAATCCCCGTCTTCACAGCCGTGAGCAACATCAGCTACGGCAATGATTGCGGAACCGTTGGTTGCAGTGAAGGGGTTGGTCAGCGTTGCTGTACCGCGAATAGGCGTGATGTCGTTGTACGCCCCGCCGTACATGATGTAGTACTTGAGGTTTGTGCCCACGCCAAGATAGGCTGCGTAGGCAAACGTAGACCAAGGCCACAGAGAGCGGCAGGTTCCTTGAAAGGTGTTTACGTTGGAGACTTGCTCCCAGCCGCCGATTTTCTCCGGGCTACCAGACCGGAAGCGTACTTTGTCGCACTCATACCAGCCGCCTTCACTGGTGTACCGGGTTGTCTCGCGGTCGAGCCCCGGTTTAAACATCAATTTTTTCAGCGGCATAGTCGGCTCACTTGGTCACGCTCTTGGTCTTCTCAAAGGTCCGCATCCCCGCAACGCCAAGCATCCCGGTAATGACAACCCACAGAAGATCAATGTTGAGCGTAGGCGGCACAGGCCAGCCCTTGATCGAAGACCACCAAGCCAGCATCGGCTGAAGCATCGTGGCGTAAATAAATCCGACACCGCCCGCCCAGCCGAAGAAAGGTCTCCAGCCCGCGACGAAGATAGACGGGTGAGCAGCTTCCTTGGCGTTGATTTCTAGCTGGGCGATGACTTGTTTAAGCTCGCCGTCTGCCGCCATGCGAAGGAATTCAGCGTCTGCCTTGGCCCGCTCGGCTTTGTCTTCAGGGCCGAATCGGTCGAGAAGCGTCTTGCCAATATCAAGGAGGGGGCCAATCAGAAGCGGCGACATTTATTGCTCCATCAAAGAAGCGATGCGGTTCGTCCAGCCTCGGCCAAACGTCTGAAACGCATCTAACTTAGTCATGAACCGCAAGCGTTGGGAGAGGATGCGCATCCGCAGGGAATCTGGGTTCGCCGCGTTTACAAACTTCAACGTCTGAGGCCCAAGGATACCATCATCTGTAGCGCCGACAGCACGCTGGAGCCATTTAATTGACTGCCCCGGACCACTGTTTACGGCAGCGTCGAATACAGCATAGCGACAGGCAGGGGGGAGTTCCTCAGCTTTCACCGAGTCCCAGTACTTGTCCTTGTAGATACGCTTGGCAAGATCAAGGGGAAGCTCGCGCATATCGCCCTTGTACCCAACTTCGCGGGCTACAGCTTCAGTAACTCCGTAACGGGTAGCCCCGCCCGGGTCGGCACTGTGGTTAGAAAAACCACCTTCGTGCTTCAGAAGGATATCAAACGCAGCATCAAAGTCCACGCCCGCCCCCTACAGAAATATAGGTACAAAGATAGCCAGCAACACCGCCAGCAGCAGTGGCAACAAAATCAAGGACATCAGGGCACCCCTTTCCAGAGACTTTATCGTAGACCTCTTTGGCCGCGCCAATCATCGCAGCAGCAACTAGCCCCGCCAGAGCGCCGAAAGCAAAGCCGACAGCGATGAAGATAGCGAGCCCATAAATGAAATGGTTCGCTTTGTCTTGAGGCAGTTGCGGCAGCATGGCTTACTCCTGAGGTTCGGTCAGTTGGGCTTGGCCCTGCGTCTTGATCTTCGGAACGATGTCGGCCACCGCCTCATAAGGCAGCTTGCCCAAGGCAGCAAGGATCAGGTTGACGTCGTTGAGCGTCAGGACGAGGGTGATTTCTTTGTCGTTCATGATGATTAAGGTTGGTTTTCAAGAGATGCCACGCGGGCATTAACTTTTTTTAGAGCTACACAAGTCTCAAGAGTGACCACTGTACGGTCTGGGAAACACCGCTAATTTGAGTGACTTGTAGATTGGTGCCACTTAATGACACAGTTAGATTTGTTGCGGTAACTATGCTTGAATACGCAGTGGTAATGGAACCACAACGTAGAAGTCCTAGCACCGTGTAGGATGCCCCCCCGTCTGTACTCACGATATTGACCGTCACCAGATATGTATTTGCCGCTGTCGTCGGGGCAACAAACATGGTGGTTGCGGACCCAGTTGCCGCAGAAACTGTTCCGTTGTAAGACGTAACAACGCCGGGAACGAGTTTTGTAGCGTTTGTAAGGCTACCCGTCGTGGCGGTCATCCCCACCAGCAAATCCCCCCCGCTGGTGATGCGGGCGCGTTCGGTGAGGCCGGGACCACCTCCATAAAACGCCAATGCCCCGCCTGCCCAGCTGATTCCGGCAGTCGAAGTGGTTCGCAGATAAATGCCAACGTCGTTCGCAGCAGCCGCAAAGTCACCAATTGAAAGAGTGGACTGTGGCGCTCCGGTAAACCGTTGAATGTTTACGCGCCCATATTCATCAGTGGTCCCCACCCCCAAATTCCCCCCGCTGGTGATGCGGGCGCGTTCGGTGCTACCCGTTCCCAAAACCAAATTTCCGGCGCGAGACGTAAGGCCAAAATCTCCAGCAGTGCCGCCACTAAAGCAAGTAGCGCCAGAGCCCAAGTCACCGATGGATGTGCTGCTGTTCTGGAAACGGACACTAACGCCACTAGCATTTGTGCTGTTAAAGTTTGTGTTGGTTGCAGTAGCGCCTGAATCTACGGAAAGACGAACCCCCGGCGAAGCCGTGCCAATCCCGAGATTCCCACTCGCATCCAGCGTCATCGCCTGCGTGAAACTGATCGCGTTGCCTGCGGTGCCGGAGGGGGCTGTTGACCAAGTGTGCGCCCCGGAAACCATTTCATAGCGCGTAGCGGCTGCCGCGTTGTAATATTTGTAGCCGCTGATGCCGAAATACGCGTTCCCGAGCAAGTACCCGCCAGAACCAGTGGCACTGGAAAACAACGCAGCACTGCCGACCTGCATGGCTTTGTAGCCGGAATCCCACGCACTCGGCACCACCCCTAAGCCGAGGTTGCCTGCGGCGTCGAGGCGCATCTTTTCCGACAAGGCTGTATCCCCAACCGCCGTCCGCATGGAAAACGCTAAGTCTCCTTTGGTGTTGGTGCTGCCGTCAGTGACAAGGCCCTTGATTGCTGCAAAAGGAGTTGAATTCCCAAAAGTTGTACCAAACAGGACCGCGCCACCTGAACCAACGCCGACGCCCGTTGCTTGTAAATACAGCGATCCGGCCTTATTCCCTGCGTCTGTCAGGTTGGCGGTGTCTTGTCCCGTGCCCTTGACATATAGCTGGTATGAGGGAGCCCCCCCAATACCCAGATTGCCGGAGGAGTCGAGACGCATCCGGTCTGATGCGGTTATCGACCCAGCAGGGGTGGTTTGAAAATTAATATATGTCGGTGCGCTTGTATCTGTAAACGTGCTTTCGGCATTAATACTAATTCTTGCAAGCCCAGCTACAGAAGCAGTAGCGCCGTACCCGCCTGCACTGATACCAAAAATATTTGTCCCGCTAACTGTGGCACTGGGAGCAGCGAGTGTTCCACCATAAGCATAAGCATTAAGAAAGTTATTTACCCCGCCGTATGACTGATACAGCACGCGAGTATTGTTACCATCTTTACCTACTATTTGAAGTGCTACTTCATTGGCGGAAAAACCACTTGCGCTTGGTGTAGATGCGTTATTGTTTACAGAAATTTTGAAGTTGGGAGTAACCGTCCCAATACCCACGTTGCCCGACGCATCCTTGTAGAACTGATTCGTTCCCAGCGCGACCACGCCCGTGCCGCCGGTGAGGGTGCCGGTGTAGGACAAATTCCCAAAGGCAGCAGTGCCGGTGCCGGTGATGGTGGGGCTTGCGAGGGTCGGGGAGGTGCCGAACACCAGAGCGCCAGAACCTGTCTCGTCGGTGACAGCAGCAGCAAGATTTGCAGACGAGGGTGTGCCGAGGAAGGTGGCGACATCAGTACCGAGAGAGGTAATGCCCGTACCGCCAGAGGCGGGAAGGAGTGGGGAGCCCAGCGTCAGGGAGCTAAAGTTAGTAACGGCATCAACGACATTCGTGCCGTTGCACATCAGCAGCATGGAACTGCCGTTAGGGATGGAGATGCCCGTCCCGCCCGAGGTTTTGAGCGTGATAGCGAACCCGCCCGTGGTGGCGTTCTTGATAATGTAGAGCTTGCTGGCCGTAGGGCAGATGACGTTCCGAGCCGCAGTCAGCGTACCCGTCATGTTGAGCATCATGCGCCGAGCTTGGTCAGTAGCTCCGTTGGCGACCGTCAAAGTGTAGTCTGCATCCGTCATTGCAACGGAAACATAACCAGCAATTGCTGCGTCGGTCAGCTCAGTAATGCCCGTGTTTACCGTGGTGCCCCAAGTGCCCGAAAGCTCGCCCGTTGCAGGGAGGGTCAGGCGTAGGCTGGTGGTGTATGAAGAAGGCATTTCTCAGTCCCTTAAACAACAATCTCTTGCCAATTTGGCGTCTGCGCGTCGGTAATGTCCGTCCACCCAGATGTTTGTGTATTCGTAACTGTTGCCCAGCTAGATGACTGCGCGTTACTGATAACACTCCAAGCAGCACTTTGTGCGTCTACAACATCAGCCCAATCGGGCGTCTGGATATCAGGCACAAGCCCCCAGACATTTACGTATCCTACCAGCCCCAGCGCTTGAACGCCAGTGGGAATTATGGTAGCGCCGCCAGTGATGGATACTGTCCCGACAAAGCCCTGAGCCTGAACCCCGGTGACCTGAACAAGCTGGAGAAGCTCAATCGTGACCGAGCCGATTTGGCCCGCGCCCTGTACTCCCAATGGGTATACGTTGGCTGTTCCAGTAACTTCAACCGTTCCAACTGCGCCTGTGGCCTGCACGCCCGTGACCGGGACGATGACTCCGAAGCCCTCAAAGATGGAAACATTACCAATCTGCCCTGTGCCGACAACACCGGTAACGGGCACATCCTGACGCAACTCAACCGTGACCGAGCCGACAGCGCCGGTAGCTTGAACGCCGGTAACAGCCGTATTGGCATCCGCCGTGATGGAAACATTACCAGTCTGGCCTGTGCCTTGGACTCCAGTAACCGGGACCACTAGCGTTAGCTGGACGCTAACATCCCCAACAAAGCCGGTAGCTTGAACGCCAGTGACCGGAACATCAAGCTGAAGCGCAACAGTGACTGAGCCAACTTGCCCTGTGCCTTGGACTCCAGTAACTGTGAAGGCGTTGCTCGACCCAACAATCGGGGTGTAGAAGACGTTTACATTGAAGGCATAGAACTCAACGTATCCCGGAGTGACATAGCCCGGGTCAACGTAGTCTTCGCAGATCAGCTCATAGGTCGCCGTTACTGCGGGCGAGTAGAAGCTGTTGGTGTTGGTATAAAGCGCAGGCGCAAGGTTGTACGCACCAGTAACAGTCGGCGAATAGAACTCGTTGGTGTTGGTATAGAGCGCAGGCGCAATTGTTGCGCTGGTTGTAACAGTCTGCGTGTAGAACGCATTGGTGTTGGTGTAGAGATCGGGAAGTATTACGAAGACATTGGCAATGTCTGCGGTAAAGAAGGTATTGGTATTTGTATAAAGGTCAGGCGCAAGCGTGTAACTCGCCGTGACAGTCTGCGCGTAGAAAGCGTTGTCGTTCGTGTACGGCGCAGGGCTGAGGTTAACTGCCCCCGGCGTAACGGTCTGGGTGTAAAAGGTGTTGGTGTTGGTGTAAAGGTCAGGCGCAATGACTACGCCGCCAACGGTAATCGTTGGGCTGTAAAAGACGTTGGTATTGGTATAAAGGTTAGGAGCGAGGGTATAGCTCGCCGAAACCGTCTGGGCGTAGAAGGTGTTGCTGTTGGTATAGAGAGCTGGGCTGAGATTAACTGCACCAACCGTAATTGTCGGGGTGTAGAAGGTATTGGTGTTTGTATAAAGATCGGGCAGTATCACCGCCCCGCCAGACGTAACCGTCGGGGAATAGAAGACGTTTGTATTTGTATAAAGAGCAGGGCTAAGAATGTACGCAGCCAGCGAAACTGTCGGGCTGTAGAACGTGTTTGTGTTGGTATAGAGCGCCGGAGTCAGCGCGTAGCTAGCGCTTACGGTCTGGGTATAGAAGGTGTTGCTGTTCGTATACAGCGCAGGCGTGAGCGTATTGCTTGCACTTACTGCTTGCGTGTAGAACGTGTTGCTGTTCGTGTAAAGAGCAGGCGTAAGGGTGTAGCTGCTGCTTACAGTCTGGGTGTAGAAGGTGTTTGAGTTCGTGTACAGAGCCGGTGTCAGCGTGTAGCTTGACGTTACGGTCTGGGTGTAGAAAGTATTGGTGTTCGTGTATAGCGCAGGAGTAAGCGCATAGGACGCAGCAACGGTCTGCGTGTAGAAGGTGTTGTCGTTTGTGTAGAGCGCAGGGGAAAGATTCTGCGCTGCCCCACCCTGTGTAATCGTGGGGGTGTAGAACGTGTTGGAATTGGTATACAGCGCTGGAGTCAGCGCGTAGGACGCAGTAACGGTCTGCGTGTAGAAGGTATTTGTATTTGTGTACAGCGCTGGCGTGAGCGTGTACGTCGCAGTTACCGTCTGCGTGTAGAACGTGTTTGTGTTTGTATACAGCGCAGGGGAAAGATTCTGCGCCCCACCGCCGCTGGCTACTTCAAACGCATCGTTCTGGAATGCGTCTAGTTGGAATGCGGCGGCCACAATTCTGCCCTATCGTTTGGTGAGCGTCACATGGAGGTCAGAGGCTACGTTGGTGTAATGCTTGAGCGCAAACGATTGTACTTCCTGAGCCCGCAGGCCCCACTCTTCACTAAGGGCAAAGCCATACCCAAAGTCGAAGTCGCACTTGATGTCGTACAGGCCATGCGTCAGCTTGTTATCTTCGCGCCATTTCTTGTTGAAGTAAAGAAATGATTCCGCGTAGACCGGGGGCCAAGCATGAGTAAAGTCCTGCGCCGCCCGCACCGACCCGCCGAACGGCACAACGATGGTCAGCTTCGATCCCTTCTTGAGAATCCTGTAAATCTCTTCCATGAACATCGGGCGCTGGAGCCCGGGGATATGCTCAAAGAAATGATTGCAGACGATCTCATCCACGGAGTTGTCTTTCCAAGGCCAGTTGGGTTTCATAAGGTCAACAACCTTATCCACGCTGGGGGTCTTGTACTTATCGACGCCGATAAATCCTTCTGTCCTGCGGTCACCGCAGGCAAGGTCGAGCTTGATTGTCTTGGTTACCATATGGTGTCGGGCTGTCCAAACTTGCCTTCGTAATCGTAGTGGCCCACCTTCACGGAGCAGTCAATCGCGGCTTTGTGTCCGTGCTTGAAGGCATTGCCCCAAAAATATAGGTCTTGAGTGGCAACCCCGCCCGAGTCGGCTTGGGTCTTGAACCACGGCTTGCGCAGCTTCTTGTCCTTGAACATCTCAAGGCGAAACAGATTGAAGCCCATGCCCGTGCCGACACACTCGACCAGCCCCCCATTGGGGTCAGGCGGCAGTGGCTTGAAGTTCAGAGGCTCCTTGGGATTGCCCCAAATCTGCGGTTGCCCGCCCTCGCCCTTGGTCCAGTAAAGACCACCGATACATGAGTATTCAGGGTGAGCTTCAGCAGCTTGCAAGAGTCTAAGGTGACCATCGGCGGGAGGCAGGTTGTCATGCTCCATTGTCAAGATGTACTTGAACTTGGAGAGTTCGGGGTGCTCAAGAATCATCTCGATGCACCGGCTGTACGCCTCACCTACCTCTTGCCCCAACGCCCAAAGCACAACCCGCTTCTGGTTCGGCGGGCTGTACAGGTTCATGAAACTGGCCGCCACTTTGGTTGGCAGCGTCCCCAGCGCGGGGATCACAATAATCGTTGAAAGGTCTTTGTATGCCGCTGTCTTTTCCAGGCGTTTAACGGCAAGGCCAAGGTTCTTGTTGTGATACCCGGCGTCAAAAGTGGTGACGATTTGAGGTTCAATCACGCGGGAACCTCAGCCAAATCGATGATGTAGCAAGTGGCGGGCATAGGCTCACCTTGCTTAATAGCGTACACCAGCGTGCCGCCAGCAGAACCCAACACGAGGTACGTCGCTCCGTAAAGCGTGACCACTTGTCCAGTATCGCCGATTGCCATGTTATGCGTCCAGTTGTACGTACATACGGATGTTACTTTGGACGCTTCGTTGGGACAATCCAATAGTCGTCGGCCAAGCCGCTGATGTAGCCGAGTACACAAACCCGTTGAAGTTGGGGATGATCGAGGCGTTGCTGACCGTGTTGCCGTTAGGAGCGAGTCGGCCAAATGAGCCGTTGGTCATGTTGTTCAACACAACGTGCGATATACGGAGGGCGCCAGTGTTACCCACTGAAGCAGTGCTCTGCGCCATGCCAATGTAATACTCACCGCCCGCAGTCAGCAGAGTCGCCATCGGGAACGCCATGATCCGTTGCCCGGTCCATGCGGAGGTGCTGCCCGTACCGGCGCTTGCATAGGTCGTGCTGTTCGTGCCTTGGCTGATCGTATATCCGCCGTTTGCATTGGACGTATACGAGGCAATGATCACCATGCTGGATGTTGCCATCTGAAGCAATTGACTGGTGCTGGCCCCGGTGCCAAGCGAATACAGCCCGTAGCTGATGGTATTGCTGACGGCATGGCTGATCGCGCTGGTGGCATTATTGAGCGACACCAACATATTCATCGCCGTCATCGTCACGTTGTTCGACAGTTTGATGGGCAAGAAATACAAAGAGTTCTGCCCAAGCGACGATAAAGATGTACCGACAAGTGGCGTTGGCTCCATGAAGCTCAACGTGGCACCGCCAGCAGCAGGGCCGATGAAGAACAGCTTGTCTAGTGCAGTGTCCGCGCTCAGCGTGATGTTGTTGCCGCCAACAAGCGTAATGTCCGACCCAACAAGTTGTGAACTGCCCAGCGTATTGCCAGACAGGTTGTAAACCATGTTGTGTGCGCTGTTCCAGTCACTAGGACGAACTAACGATGTGGCGGTCCCGTCTGCTACCGTCTGCGTATAAAAGTGCTGGATAGGCATGATTTACACGAAGGGTGGGACTTTGGTTGAGGTGCCAAACTTATTTGTTTGGTAGAAAAAGTCCGTGCCAATGATAAAGATTGGCGCTGCAAACGTATCCCCGACATTGCCGCCATCACGGAAGATGCGAGCTAGGAACCGCATATTCGGCTGAACCAAAGATGATGGAAAGTTGTTTGCCGGGTCGTTGAAGTTGATGTAGCTTGTATACGGTGTTCCGCTAGCTTGACTGGCATTGATGTAAATAGTGCTAGTCGGCCCAAAGACATTGGATGCGCCGGGTCCGTATGACCAAGCATACGTAAATTCAGCCCCGAAACGGACATTCCCAGTATTTGCGCTAGCGCCGGGTGACCAGTGGATACCGATCATCAAGTCCGTTCCCACGGCCCAGTCAAAAGGAACGTCAAACGTGATATACGCTTGAGACAGTTGACCGTTGGGATATGACCAAGCATTGATGCCGTCACGGAAAACGTCTAGCGTCGGCGCATTGGCAGAGCCTTGTTCTACATTAGGTTCCCCACCAATCTGCGACCATGACAATGCAGTCCTTGCCGCGAGGTCGGCAAAGTTTCCGTCTAGCTCTGAGTATGAGAGCGCAGAGCCCTTGACATCGCGGTAAACGATTGTCATTGGATGCCTTACTTACAAAGCAAAAATTCCAGACGCATTGAAGGTAATCGTAATATCGCCGCCGTTCGGGGTGACCGGCAAACCGGTAACCGAGGTATCCAGATAGGCGACCAACGGCGAAGTGGCTGACGAGCCCGTATCGACATAGATAACCAGCGCTTCGACAGAGTTGCCAGTCACAGCGGTATAGGTAACGTCAGCGCCGTCAAATACGCCGTTGGTAACCGTTTTGGTAGCGCCAATCGTTGCAGCAGTACCAACCACGCCAGACAGCGAGGTCAGGAACTGATGGGCAGCGTTGTAGGTGTACACACCCGTATCGACCAGAGCAATCTTAACCGTGCCAGAAAGCAGGTTGGTATTGGTAGCAGCACCAAGGATTGTTTCCTTGTACTTCGGGTAAATAGCATTTGCCATTTCTTACTCCTTAAGCGATGCGGATCAGCGCATCCGTTGCGTTATTGGCGGGCATCTGGACAGTAAAAGTACCAGCGGTAGAGGTCTTGTCCGAGCCAAAGTCCAACACAGCAACTGCGCGATTGGCCTTGCTGCTGTTGTAAATCAGTGCGCCGCGAGCGGTGATCGTTGCCGTAGTCCAAGAGCTGTCAGCAAAGTCAACGTAGGCAGTCGTGCCGGAAGTCGAAATGGTCGGGCTTGCCAGAGTGTTACCACCAGCCGTGTAGCCGGTTCCAACAACTTCGTTGCTCGTCGAGTAGACGGTGGTGGTTGCGTCAAGACTGGCGGCGCTGGTGTACAGGGCAATCTTGATAACGTCCGTGTCCAAGTCCTGAATACCCCCAAGGATTTCCGCCTTGAAGGAAGTGACCATGCATTGTGTGATTGCCATATAGACCCCGATCAAATAACTTTAGTGCGTAGCTGCCCGCTACGATAGGCGTCTTGTCTTTGTTTTCCGTCGCCAAGATTCTTGAGCAAAGTAAGCGACTGCTGATACTCAGCATTGTACATAGCAACGATGTCCTGCTCCGCTTTCATGAAGCGTGCAGCCTCGACCATCACGGCGTTAAACAGCGCGGAGTCAAAGTTATCCCCAAGCCATGACGTACCTGCATCGACAATGCTCTGCGGGTAGTAGAAGTAATGAAGCTCAGTAGAAATCGACGCGCTCGGCGTTGGGCCAAGGATCAACGTCAACTCATTAGGATCATTGCTTGCTGGGCCAAACAGGGCGTAGTACTTCGGCGTCCCAGTGCTTGACGGCGTTGGGTATGCCTCGCGGATGAAGTTCACATCCTTGTTCAGCAGATAGGTATACGGACCCGACCCACTAAACACAGCAAGGCTAAACACCGACAGGAAGTCAGTCGGCGCAGCAAGATACGGATTACCCGAAGTCAACGTGCCCGTCACGTTCTTGCGGAGCGCGGGCAACTGAACAGAGTTGTAAATTTTCTGTTCGGCAAGCTTTGTCATCGTTGCAAAATCAGTATCAGAAAACGTATTCTCTACGTAGTCTGATACCGCCGTGCGAAGTTCTTGGTAATCCACGATTTACCCTTAAGCCATCGGGCCACGGCACATCTTGCCCTTGGTAGCGGCACCGGCTCCGCGCATCTGAATGCCCGAGGTCTTCACGCCGGGGGGCTTGTTAGCCGCGACGCTACCAACCACCATGCATTGCTCATCTTTGAGCGTTTCGATGTTGTCGCCATCGTAGCCGTTGCCCATCGGCTTCTTGTAGGGCTTCGGGGTCTTATAGGTAGCCATGATTAACCCGTCTTTTGGTTAGCGGCACGGGACAGGTTGCGACCCATCTTCATGCGGTCTTCAGACGTAGGCCCACCCTTCTTGAAGCCCTTGGCGTTTTTGCCGTGAGCTTCCTTGGCAGGCGTCTTGGCGTGTTCTTCCAGCGTCATCTTTTTCATGTTAACTCCTTACGCGGTAGTTACCGCAACTGTACCAACATATCCTACTGCCACCAAGTCATTCGGTGTCAGCCCGTTATCAAAACTACTAGCCCCGCCTACCGGTGCCCAGCCCCACTGAAATACCCGACTGCCGCCACCGATGGAATCGTCAGCAGTTACACCTGAAGCGTAGTAAGCGTTGAAGTCAGGGCGAGGATCGCGCACAGCCTGCGGATCGGCAATTGGCTGCATCCCAAGTTGTAGCTGCGGATGATCTTGTGACCAGCATTCTGGGCATGATTTTATAGCAACACGCTTAGTTTTAATTACCTCATGCTGCAACTCTTTGAGCTTAAACCTAAACCCGCACCTATCGCACTCGCTTATGGCCCTTTTGCCAGCGGTAAATCGATTAGCCATGTCGGTTCCCCTTGCGTAAGTTTTCTACGCCGGGAATAACTTGCAAGTTTTTTGGCACGTGTAAGCCAGATACATTTTTACCAAGCAAAGGAATAATATGGTCTACGTGCCAAGCAAAACCAAACAGCTTAGTTCTTGTAGCAGCTATATCATACGCTTGCTCTATCAACCAGTGATCGTCTTCAGTTAGCCACTGTGGGGTTCGCTGCAACTTCATGGCCTTACGCCGTGCAACTGCTGCATTAACTACATCTTTTTTACGCTGTGCGTATTGCTTCTTAGCTGCTTTAATTTTCTCCGGATGATCCGCTCGTTTTTGTGCGGCTCGTTCCCTGTTGCTTTTACGCACTTTTTCTATATTGTGTTCTCGCCATTTAGCGATGCGTTCTCTTTGCGCTACAACCAAAGACTCACCTTTTTTGTCTTTGTACTTTTTATTGTAGCCAACCACTTTATCTTTATTTGCCGCTTTCCATTCTTTGCGGTAAACATTCAGCTCTAAGAGATGTTTTGCCGCGTACGCTTTTGCATACGCTTTACGTGCTTCCAAGTCTTTGCAGGGCATATCAGCCCAAAAATTGTTGGCGTGGGACGAAACGTACTGCTGCCTTCTCACGATCTTCCGTCGAGGCAAAGTCCCAATCGATGTCGTACTGATCCTTGAGGACACCAAGCCGCTCCATAGCACCGGGCAACTTCAGCGCCAAGTAGTACGCGAGCCCAGACACCATGCAGGGGATAAACCGGAACGGCACATCCATCGTGTTCGAGCCATCACCGGCATCCTGAATCCGCCGAAGCCGCCAGTAAATGAACTGGTAGGGGATGGAGCCATCGGGCGTAGGCCAAACGGTAACAGTCGGAGTCGGCGCTTGGCGGTTGATGTAAACCTGAATTGGCCTAGCCTGCGTCAGCTTGTTAGGAATCGACGAGTACGTTGAAACGCTGATCCGCGTGATGGTCAGGTCGGCTTGGGTGGAAACATTACCAGCGCCAGTGCGAATAACGTGCTCAAGCAGGTCAACCGTGTTGTCGGGCAGGTTGTAGGTAGCCGTGCCTTGGACAAGATTGATGGAGCCCTGCTCCACCGTCCAGAGATTTATACCCCGGTTTGCCCAGTCTGCGAAGAGTAGGTTCAGGCTGCGGCGTGCAGTCTTAAGGTCATAACCAGTCCGCAGCTCCGCTCCGCAGCGCTCAAAGGCTTCCTCGACCAACTCTGCTAGGTCAAGGTTGAATACGGAGGTGCCGGAAGTTGCCATGACTTAAGCCTTTTTAGCGGTCTTAGCAGACTGCTTAAACGCATCTGCAGTAGGCGCACCCTTTGCACCGGGCTTACGCATCTTTTCACCAGAACCCTTGGCAATGCGCTGCTGCTTGGCGTGAATGTTTGCGTAAAGCCCGACTGCGCCGCCTTCTTTATAAAGGCTGACAGGCTCATCACCGTCCCGCTTCTTGATTGTGCGGGGTTGCTTCGCGGGGCTGATACACCCCATTCCACGGGACGGTCGCATTACAGCATCCTACCTTTAGTTTTGCCGCGCTGCTCACAGCCACTGCCGCGAACAGAACCACCCTTGGCAAACTTCTTGGGCTTCTTAAAGTCTTCAGGCATCAGGTCGCGGGGAGCTTCCTTTTTCCCTTTGAGCTTTTCAGCAGTGAAGATGTCTGCATCAGGGTCAGGCTTTTTCTTGCTTGGCTTGGCGACTTCATCATCCATAGGAGGCTGGCCCATCTTGGAGGTATAGATGCCGCCATCAGCGTATTTCTTCACTTTACCACCTCGCTTATACATAGTGACGGACGGTTGGTTGTCCATAACGTTACCAAGCGGCTCTTGCCGCGCACCGATCTTGACAGAACTATCGGGGATGTTCTGGTTTGCGAAAGGATATGTGTTGGGGGTAGCCATACCCCCGTCCATGAACCGCTTGGTCTTAGCCATTAGATCATCCTGCCTTTGGTTTTGCCCTTCAGCTCGCAGCCGCCACCCTTGGCGAAGGTCTTGGCGCAGCCACCTTCTTTCATGCCGGTAGGACGACCCATAGGAGCCATGCCTTGCCGTGCCATTTGAACATTCATTCGAGCGCGAACCTTGTCAGCATCAGCAGGATTGAATTGAGGCTTGGCAACACCAGCCCGCTTCATCATTTGTTCGCCGCGAGCTTGATCTTCTGGCGACGATTTACGCCCGCCCATGCCTTTGATTGCGTTGACCATTGCCGCGCTGCCTTCTGGCGTCATAGACGGACGAACCATACCCGGGCTAGCCATCCCCATCCGAGGGCGCGGAGCCATGCCGACAGGCATACCGCCCATAGCAAAGTGTTTAGCTTTGGTCTTGCCCTTCTGGGCAACGCCGTCAGCAGCACGGGTGAAACCACCCTTGGCGTACTTGGTGGGCTTTTCTTTGCCAGACTCGCCGTGGATGCCTTCAGCCTTCTCACCCTTGCGATACATCGCAGGGCTCTTGGCCTTGACCTTCATTTCCTTGGCCTCTTCAGCTTCGGACTCTTTGCCCATGAAGGGCGGCATTTTCTTAGCCATATCACCACCTTTTGCAAATTTACGGCCAGTATCGGCCTTCATGAAATCAGCGCCTACACGCTGCGGGATTCCAGCCTTCTTTGCAAAGGCAGGGCTATTGGCAATTGCTGCCATAAAGTTATGCTGTTTCTTCGAGGTACTAGGCATGACGTTCTCTCATGTTGTCCAGTTTTTTCTCGATCTGGTCGAAGCGATCAAACAACTGCTTCATATCCTGACGGAACTCTGCACGGGTAATGTGATCACGCGCAATCTCTTCCCGGGTCCGGTTGACCAGAATGCTGAGACGTTGAATCTCAGCGAACTTGTCTTTAACGACAAAGCCCATGATGCCGAGTACCACGCTTAGAACCGCGTTCCAAATCATCATTTCCATGACTTAACATTTCCAAGCGCGAAGGCTTTTGTTAATGCGGCTGTCCGGGTCTTTGGCCGTCTTAGCGCTGGTGAGCTTGGCTTTCATGCCCTTCATCCGAGCGCAAAACGAGTCCTTGCGTGAACCGCCTTCAGGCTGAGGAGCCTTGAGCCCCGGCTTACCCGGGTTGGCGGCGTTGTAAGAGGCGCGGCCTTTGGCATTCAAGCCGCCAGCTTCCGCTTTTCCCTCTTTACGGGTCCACGCTGGGGACTTAGCCATAGAAGACAACCGCTGTGGTCGAAGCGCCGCAAACAGCGGATACGTTCGTACTGCACTTGATGCCTTCGCCGGGGATGGCGACATAGACCGAACCAATCGCTGCTGGGCCTGTAAACGAAAACATCGCCGTGCCGCCAGTGCCGTCATTCAGCACAACCGTGCCGCTTGAGGCATAGCTAATCAAAACGCCCTTGATACGGGTAGGCCCCGCAAAGATCGTAGTCGTAGCGCCAGCAGCGGCGGCTGCGCTTTTTACGTCAGTTTGCTGCATAGCAATCTCCTGTTAAACGGGGGCCGAAGCCCCCGAGATTACTTAAGCAGAAGCCGGGACGCTAGACCCATCCGAGTTACGGACGATGTAGGCAATCACCAGAGTACCCGAGCCGGTAGTCAAAACGCCTGCTTCGGTTGCGGTGTAAGTGATCACAGCATCGGTCGAACCGACATTGTTGACCAGCGCGGCAACGGCAGCGGAAGCAACCGGGCTAAGCACAGTCACGCCAGCGTTGGTAACAGTGGCGGCAGCAACAATATCAGTTGCGCCAATGGTCAGCTTAACCGTCACAGCAGCCGAATATGCAGCCGTGGTAATAAACTGCATCGCCGTAATCAATGCGCCAGCAGGCAGAACAACAGCATTGCCCGTCAGGCTAGCGTTGACAGCCGCAAACCCGAAGGCCGACGAATTGGTCTGGGCAACGATGGTTGCGCCGGTATTGCGGATGGTGCCAGCGGTGGTGCCGGTCGTGTCTTTAACGGTGCCCAGCAGCCAAGGGCCGAGGTGAGTTGCAATAGCCATTTCATTTTCCTTACATACAAGATAGCCGCGCCAATCGGTATGTCGTCTGCCGGAACAGTTTGGCGCAGCAGAACTCCGGTGCCTTATTTATACACCATCATGCCAATCATGTCTAGCGTTTTTACGCAAATTATCTTGCGCCCAAAGAGGCTGCAGGTTAGTGTAGTGACTTAACCGCAAAACATCTTCCCGTGTTTGTGCGGTAGCAAGCGGTGTTAGATGGTCTATGTGCCATTTATCCATGTTGTGCCAGCCCATGCCAACTGAAAAACCTTTCTCTATATGGTCCCGTAGGTCTTCATATGAGCATCCTAACGCTTGTCGCAGCGTTGCGTCTTTTGGGATGTGATGTTTAGCAAGGGATTCCCGCAGACGTTTTCGTAAACGCTTACACAGCGCAAAAATTGGGTCCGTTTTTCTGCGATCCAGTTCTCTTTGGTTTACACGCTGTTTGTGAGCATTGGGCGTATACCCGTACTCTTTTGTACAACTGGTACACCTCTGCCCCATTCTCAAGTAATTGTGTGGGCGAATACTGTATTGGCCATGAACAGCACACGAAAGAATTAGCGTCGTCATCGTGTTTTTGTAAACTGCCATGTCGTATAAATCTTTGCCGGGGTATAACAATTTACCCCTGCGAATGAACTCTTTAAGTCCCGTGATGCGTTTCGCTACTTGTGCTTTTGCCCCGCATAACGGACACCCCGCTCTACGGTACACATGATTTCCCGCGTTTTGCAAAAACGCACCGTGAAATCTGCAAATGATTGTCAGCATTGCACGTTTGCCACCGTAGTGCTGTTCTGGATACGTATACGCCCCAGCATGAGCAATAGATGCCTTAGCAACGTACTCTTCAAAGGTCAGTTTCTTCATAAGATGGAGTATGCATCCCATCTTTTGTGTTGTCAACAGACAAAAGAAAAGGCCCCCGAAGGGGCCTTGAATCTTGCTAAGTGCTTGATTCTATTGGGTTTTTGATCAGGAGCTACCAGGCGAGCCGAACGCGCCGAGAGGATCAGAGACCCCGAAAGAATAACGCTCGCGGGCCTTGTAGCGGGTGTTTCCAGTATCAAAGTCTCCATCCATTGACGTGCTCATCGGGGTCCGCACAAAGTGCTTCAGACCGTTAGGCACATCGGTGGTGAGGAACCAAGCGTTGGTGTCCGTCAGCCAGTGGTTAACGGTATAACCTTCCGGGATGGAACCGTTGTTCTTCAGCGCGTTGATGTCGTTATCGGTCGTGCCGACACGCAGCGACGTTTCCAGCAGTCGGGTTGCGACGAACTGGAGAGCCGGGGGAACAATCAGCTTGCGGGGCTTGGCAGCAATCAGCAGACCACGCTCGTCCGTCCAAGCAGCGATCTGGATCACAGCCGCTTCAAGGGAGGTTTCGTTCAGGTCAGCGCCAGTCGTGGGACGGTTGCTGTTGGTGCCGCCGCTAACCAGCGGGTGGTCGGTAGCGAAGAGAACCTTGCCGTCGCCATAGGTCGGGTTGCCCGTTCCAGTGAAGCCGGTGTTCAGGATCGCAGCAGCCTTGACTTGCTTCGTGTAAGCCATAGCGCGAGCCAGGGCCTTCGTGTAGCGAGCCGAGAGACTGTCGTACAGATTGTCTTCCATCGCCTCTTCAGTGATGGAGAAACCCATAGCGATGGTTTCGTGGCTGTAGCGAGCGGTCCAAGCTTCTTGGGCATTGTCATACGAGATGGCAGAGCCTTCGTTCTTGACCGGAGCGGCAGCGAAACCGGCGAGCTTGGTTTCTTCTTCAAACGAACGCTCAGAAGTCTCCGTATCGTAGATTTCCTTGTGCTCTTCGCCGTAGCGCTTGTACTCCATACCAAACAGGGCGTTAAGTCCCGGGAGGAGTTCTTTCAGCAGTTGTGAACGTGAAATAGCCATTATTTACTCCTTAAGTACCCGTGTTGCCACTGGCGAGGTAGTACGAATGCACGCCAAAGTTGAACTTGACGATGATGTCGGGGAAAGCGTCAAGCTGCGTGTCTTCGACGAAATCGACGATACGCATAGCGACGGTACCGGTGTTAACCAGCGAGCCACCGTTGACACCAACAACGAGGTTAATCGTCGAGTTGCCGGTCAGCGTGTTGCCACCGAAGTTGCCCAGAGCGGCGTTCTTACCGACAGCGCCGGGGGCACCGTTGGTCAGCGTACCGAAGGCAGCGGAACCTTGAATAGTGAACAGGGCATCCGGGTCTTCAGTCACGCGGATATACACATCGGTGTAGCCAGCCGAGATAGCGCCAGCGGGGCAATACTGAGCGTATTGCGGCTGGTTCAGCCCCGGGGTAACGTAACGAACGCCAACGCAAACACCGATGATGCCCGTTTGGGTGCCGCCGACCGGGGTAGCGGTCAGAGGTTGCGGGTTACCAGCAGCGGAGAGTTGGATAACGTCGCCCGCAAACATCGCGGTGGCGTTGTTCGTGGAGAGCTTGTACTCGCGGAACGCGCCCGCGAAGACCTGACCGCCGATCAAATTGACCGGACGGAGGCCATAGGGAGAGCTAGTGATAGCCATTATGACTCCTTAGATTTAAGAACCGCGTCCGAACGTAACCTTCGTCTGCCTGTCGCGGAACATAGGCATACGGGGATCGCTCTCGCGCATGAAGTTGTTATCCACCGATTGCATCTGCCCATCAGCTTGCTGCCGGTAAAAGGCGTCGCGCTGACTGGTAAATTCTTTCGGCATTTTGCACAGGATCAGTCCACCAATCTCAATGCTATCTGGGTAGCGATTCTTGCCGCTGCCCATCAATTGGATTTCGGGATGCTCGGAAGCCTTGACCGGCTCCCATCCTTCGCGGAGCTTGGAGGAAATATTCATAGGATCATCGTTACCGAGCGTGCTGACTCGAATCCAACGGAAGGAATAGCCCTCCTCAGGATTGGGGTCAGGAAGAAGCTGCGGCGGCATCCAATTCTTTTGACGCTCGGTCTTGACTCGGGAGTCAAGTTCACGGGGAGTACGGTCAACCATGATTATTTCCTCATTTGTTCAGCAACCTGCTTAGCGTAGAGTTCCAGAGGAACTCCAAGCCGCTTGGCGATAGATACTTGGGTTTGCGTCAGCACGATCTTACGGGGCGCTGTGCTGCGCGTGGCGGATGCAACAACCTGTGATTTTTTCTGCTTTGCCTGAGGGAACGCATCAGGGAAAAGCTGATGTACACGGGAATTGATCTTCTCGTAGTACTCGTCACTGGTCGGGTCAACTCCGTTATCCACAAGTTTTTTGTGAACCGTTAGCGCTACCGCAGTCATCTCTTCATCGCTACCAAACCAAGTATTGGCTTCTTGCCACGCTTTGGCTTTGTTATCGACTCGAACTTCCGCAGGAGCGTTTACCGGCTGATATGCGGGTTGTACTTCATTTTCCTGTTCTTGTACAGGGGGTTTGAAATTATTTACGCGGTCGGCCCTGATTTTTGCCTGCGTAAGTGCCTCTTGCGCCTCAACAAGAGCGTCAGAGTCGCCAGCTTCATAAGCAGTTTTATATTGCCGCTTGGCGTCTTCAATCTCATTGCTGACAACTTTCTTGGCCTGCTCAAGCAAAGCTGCCTGACCTTGACCGAGACTGCCTTGGAGCTTTTTGTTCTCAGCAATGACGTTGTGAGCCAGCTTGATAGCTTCTTCACGTTCACGCAAAGCAGCTTCTTTAGCCCTGCGTTCTTCATGATAGCCCTTGCTGAAGTGCTGGATACGCTTCTTAACGCCCTCTGAATACTGCTCAAGCTCGTCATCAGTGACTTCAGCCGGAGCCTCTTTCATGGGCTTGCGGCCCTTATCTACGTCAGGGGTATCGTCAACAATCTCAACTTCAACCTCATCCGACGCATTAACTGCGCCGGGCTCGACTTCATTGTTCTCGTCGGGAAACCTAAATTCGGTCTTTTCGATGTCTGCCATGAGTTACTCCTTAGACGCGGCCAATTCCGCGTGGGTCTTCCACCACTGCTTCCACGGAATCATCATTGATGATGCGGAATTCCCGGCCATGACTCTTCATGCGGGGGGGCGGGGGGGGGAGGG